ACAATACCAATCATTGCCGCGTGAATCTCCGATGTAGCTCACGCCCACTATTTTATATTGTCCGTCCCGCGCAAGAACTGCCGGAGGCTTAACGCCCGGCGTGATCTTCATTTGCTTGATAATGACGCTCTCGTCAATCTTTACTACTGTCATGGGCGCGGTGATCGCGATAGACGGGTTCATCAGGCAGCGGAAACTGACCCCAAATTCTGTCTGCTGCGGGGTTCCTATCAGTCCATTTTCGGGACCTATGACCACTGCATCGGCTGCCGTGGGAGCATCGTCTACTCCCACTAAATTCCATTTACCACCGCTGAAATAATGAAAGACCCCGCTGTCTTCTGCGATTCGATTCATGTAGTCGTCTGCATCACCAAAAAATACCTTACCAGCCGGAAAGGTTTTATCGCTCACGCTATCACTGACATAGCCTACTTCAAAGCCCTTGTGCGCCGATGCTGCCATCTTCGCAATGACTGACCGGTAATCGTATCCGGCTGCCACGGCGAAGTTCACGAAGTTCTGTTCCATTACCCCGAGTCCATCCCTGCAATTCAGGGTCACCTTGAAATCAACTACGTTCTCCCGGTCGATTGTAGGTTGAAAGACCTGTCCCTTGAATATCCGGCCATAGGGCTGATGCTGGTATCCGGCCTCTATAGTGACTTCGGCCCCCTGCGTGAGCATCACGCCCTCAGTCTCGGGATTGAGATTATACATGGTGAGCAAGGCCCAAAAACCGTCTTTCAGCATGTAATTATCGACACGAAATTGTATCTTGAGGGGTTCGGTCCCGTCTTCAGATGAAAGGATAAATTGACGGCCATTGAGTGCGTTAATGGTGATCTTCCATTTCCTGTCGAAGTATTTACGGTCGCTCATGTTGCACCTTGACAAACCATAAAAAGTCGTTTAAACTGTAGATATCCCAATAAAGAAGGAGGATAAATGTCGAAAAAATCTATTTTTTTACAAGAACTTCCGCATACCGGCTTTCTCAGATTAGAACAAGTATTGCGATTCTTCCCGGTATCAAAAAGCACATGGTGGACCGGGATAAAAAAGGGCAGGTTTCCGAAGGGCGTCAAGCTTTCCCCCCGGACAACCGCATGGAGGGCTGAAGACATATGGCGGCTAATTGAGCAACTATAAGATGGTCGGGGGACAATGTGTTTGCGGCGTTTATCCATTGTCCCCCCATATCAGAACAAATCCGCTTCCCAGGTTCGTATTGTCCGGGCTGTCCTGCGTAGACCCCATATTCAAAAGCCATGCGGACCCTATGCCGAGATATCCGTACTGTCTCAAAAGGTTCCCCGCCGGATAGTTGCCACAAAGGAGCGGGACGTTTGCCACAATCGCTATGCCCGTGGAAGGGTCAGAGATACCCATCACCCAAAATCCGGCTATCTCGTTGTACCGGAAGGACAGGCCCAGGCCGATATTCTGCCCGTTCACGTTCACCATGACCGTCATGGACTGATTAGGCGCGTTATCGAGAGGGATTATCTGATCGGCCATTAATCCGTCCTCCCCACTTCAAGAAGATGCTTACGGTTCAACATTGAATCGGGCGGTTCATAGGGCTGTAAGGTCCCTTTCTCCGTTTTATCAGTCGTATCCTTTCTCGTGCTCACGGTCTTCTCTGAAATGGTGGAAAAGATAAACTCCTCGAGCATCACGGTGCAGCGCATCCCATTTGCCGTCTTATATTCAGCTATCCCATTGCTCTGCATAATACCCATGTTTCGGTAGGTATTCAGGCGAGTAGTCACGTCAAGAAGTTTCCCTTGTTTCTGCAATCTCTTTAATGTCTGGAAGGCGTTTACGCTTCGGCTGCCCGAGCTTCCCGCTTCCCATTGGCCGGGATAGAAAGAATCCATTGCATCGGACATGGCAATGTCGAGAACCAGCCTATCGGGGAGATTATAGCGGTGATCGGTGATAGCCGTTCCCGTCTGGACAGGGTGTTCCGTTTTCCTCGAAGTCATCGAATGTTCTTCCCTGATAATGGCATCGAAGAAATACCCCGTATCGGTAGACGGAGCAAAGTCTGAGCCGTCAATTCCCTTCTCAACAATGCAAGTCTTAATCAGAATAAGCTCCTGCATATCGCCCTGATATTCTCCCCACTGTGCCGGACGATATCCGCTCATTGGATTGACCCCGTAGCCATGCGAAACTGGCGGGCCGCTTCGTAGCCTATGTCCTGCGCGCTGGCATTAGTTTTGACGTTAATGATAATGTCGCCCGTTGTGACAGATGAATATTCCCTTCCGGTAGAACCTTTAATATAACCCGCGACAGACATATTATTCGCATCTGTATAATTCAAAATAGACGAATCCCCGTTAGCAAGTCGTTGCGCCCGCCCTGGCCCCGCAAACCATGCTGTCGCCGCAAGTTGGTCGTTGCCGCCAAATTGCTTCATATACTGATTCCATTTAGTCTGTGCAACGAGTTCTTGATTTTCTGGCGTCATTGAAGCGTTAGAAGATAAACCTGCATCACGCGCCCATGAAGGCCAATTAGAGGGCATGATTTGATATTTACCAGCTGCGCCCGTAAGGGGATGTTGTGCTCCATAATTTCCTGTAGACTCAAAAGCTCCTATGCCCTGTAAGCCGTTACTACTTCCTCTCGCGCCGACGGTTCCACTTGTTCCTGTAGCCATATGCAGATATCGCTCGTGATTTTTTGTCCAGTCGTCGCCCACTTTTTGAAGCGACGCCCAGTTTTTTGCATCGACCCTTTCGTCAACCGTTCCGGGAAAACTTTTCCATGAGTCTTTGAGAATTTGTCCGGTAACGATAGCGGCCCTTCCAAGGCCTATAAAATCGTTCGTGAGCACACCAATCCACCCGGCAATTTTTTTGATTCTATCAGCAAAAGAGATGTCTTGTCCGTCTGATAGCATGTCGTCAAACATGCTAAAAGTCTTTTTAACCTCAACCGCCGCCTTGCCGATCTCATCATAAATAGGCTTGATATCCGAAAGAAAGCCCGCTATCTTCGCGGACCATTCCGGGGTCTTCTGCATGATAATCTCGTTTATATTCTCAAGCCATCCCTTTGAATCTTTGAGGCTCCCGCCGAACTTCTCCGCTATGGCGTCGGCCAGGGATTGCATCCCGTAGACACCTGACACTTTCATCTTCGTAAATTCTTGTCCGATATCCCTTATAAATTTCATGTTCCCGGCATACCCTTTGCCGAGGTTCTTATCAAGCCGGTCCTGCCACTTCATTAGGTCTTCATACCGGCCCCTTAATTCAGGGTTCCATATAATGTCTTCGATGGAGTAGCCGAGCGCGTCTGTGGCGATCTTCATGCGCTTGGCGGCTGTTTCGCTCATGAACATGTGCATGGCAAAGAGCTTGTAACCGAGGTCGGCCTTACTTACCGAATCAAGAAGGCCCACGGTAGAGGCCGCGATAGTCCCGAGGGCGGTAACGGCCCCGGCTGCGCTCCACTTAAAGGCTGATTCCCATGAATGAGAAGCACCCTGGACGGACTTTGTGGCGTTGGCAAGAGTATTCTGGAAGGCCCGGAATTGCGCCGCGTTGGTAGAAAACCCGAGCTTTACAAGGTAATCCTTGAGGGTATCTATCTCACTCATCGGCCCCGCCTTGCCTCATCGTATTCCGCTTGTCTTCTTTGATTCTCGTTTCGGACAATTCGCATCTCCCACCAGTCGGCCAAATCGTCAAGAGTATATTTTCCGTCGCTTACTTCATGCTGCTTCCAATCCCCGGCCATAACGGGCGCATAGGCGTATTCATCTACGTTGACGCATTGACAGGGAACAAACCCGTTATTATTTCCCCTAATTCCTTCAATGCGTCTGCGCCGAAAAAATCTTGCAACTGGAAGGCCAGGGACGCCAGAGCGAGGCTGTAAATCATTTCCGCGTCCGGTTCCGGCGTGATCGCCCACCTTCCATCAACCATCATGATCGGCAATGGTTTGCCGTCCGGGCCAATTTGAGATACGGCAAGGAGGCAGGTCTTTTGAATAGCCGCCGCGTCCTCATCACTCAAGGCCCCGAAGAACTGTTGAGGCTGTGGATACCCGGAGGCAATATACCGGCGAACGATATTGGAGCCTACGAGGGCGGCCACCTTCGACAGCCGCCACTGTTGGTCTTTGAAGCTGATAATCTTCTCTCTCTCTCCCATAAATCCTCCCTTATACGGTTATGCTGTGAATGTCTGCCGCCATGAGCACCCACGTTACCCGCTGGCCCTGCGCCTGGTAGCTCTTGTCCGGCACCTTCTGAAAACTCATACCGGATGCGACATGACTGGACCCGTCCACAATATTCCTGAGCATCATGGACATTCCGGCCCACTGCGAGGTATCGGGTGTAAAGTTCACGAGGTTATAGGTGTCCAGCAACCAAGCATGAAGGTCGCTTGTCTGCTGGACTTCAATGGATATCGTCCCATTTTCCCCGGCCATCTTCGATACCATGATTGAACCGTCTGCCGCAAGGTCGTGTACGGTCTTTTCCGTAGTC